TCCAGACATTTACCCAGAATTCCTTAACTTCACCGAGACTCGTGCCGAAGATATTACACAGTACATTCAGGTAGTTTTTCAGCGTATCTTTGAGGAAATTCCATACCGCTACAAAAATACCCTTTATACCGTTCCATACCTTATCCCAGTCTCCGGTAAAGATGCCGATAAACACATCAAGGAGATTCAGGATAATATCTGTCACAGCTTTGAAGATGTTAGCGATCTGCTGAAATGTTCCCTCAAAAATCGGTTTCAGGAATTTACAGAGTCCGTCCCATACAGCCTTGATGACCTCACCGATATTTTTGAAGTCAAAGCCGAGCGCATTGATACGGTCAACAATACCCTGACAGAAGCCTGAGAAAATGCTTTTGATCTGTTCCCAGATTGCGGTGATTTTGTTTCGGAAGTCTTCATTGGTACGCCATAAATGCACAAAAGCCGCTACCAGAGCAGCGATAACCGCAATGACAGCGACGACAGGTGCGGATATACCGCCGATAGCTGCGCCGAAGGATGAAAATGCTGCTTTCGCTCCTGCGATCATAGAAGGCAGGTTCGCTATAAGCTGCATCAGCTTGCCGATACCGACCATTGTTTTGCCGATAACAAGAAGCAGCGGTCCCAGTGCCGCTGCCACAAGTGCGATTTTCACGATGGTCTCCTTCGTTGCCGGAGACATCGCATTGAATTTATCAATAAGCGCCTGAATACGGGAAACAATTGACCTGATTGCCGGCATCAGGATCTCACCGAAGCTGATTGCAAGCTCCTGCAGCTGTGATTTCAGAATCGTGATCTGACCTGCGAGGTTGTCCTGCATGGTGTCTGCCATGCCTTTTGCAGATCCTTCACAGCCGTAAATGGCAGTAGAGAGCTTGTTGTAGTCCTCCTCGCTGGCATTGATGATTGCAAGCATACCTGCCATATTCTGTTTACCGAAGATAGCGGCTGCCGCTTGCATCTGCTCTGCCTGTGCAAGACCCTCTGTGGTCGTTGACAGTTCCGCAACGATATCATCGAAATCACGGGCGTTGCCCTCGGCGTCTGTCAGTTCTACATTGACCTTGCCCATTTTCTCACGGAGCATACCCATGATATCTCCGAGCGACCGCATATTGCCGTCTGCATCGGTCATGAGTGTATTTGCCCCGGCGATCTCTTTTGAGACACCTTCCTGTTCTTTGGCAAGTGCCTCTTGTGCTCGAGCAAGTTTTAGCTGTGCTTTTTCGTAGTTATTGCTTGCAAGCTGGGCCTGAGAGCTGCCCTCGCCGTACTTGCTGATCGCATCGTTTAGCTTGATTTGTGCATTATCCAGAGAGATCGTCGCATCCTCAACAGAGTGCTCTGCATTCTCGACCTTTTCAAAGTCGATTTTCTGAATGGTTTCAGTGCTGATAAAACCGAGCTGCTGCATTGCGGCAGCTTGCTGTTTTGTCGGCTTTGTGAGGTTTACAAGAGCGTTTTTCAGACTGTTACCAGCCTGCGAACCCTTGATACCGCTGTTCGCCATAAGGCCGAGTGCAATAGATAAGTCTTCCGCGCTCGCTCCCATAGAACCTGCAATCGGCGCAACATACTTGAACGATTCACCCATGAGAGACACATTGGTGTTGGCATTTGAAGATGCAGCCGCAAGGATATCTGCAAAGTGTGCAGAATCATCTGCGCTCATGCCGAGAGCCGTCAGAGCGTCCGTCACAATATCCGATGTGGTCGCCAAATCCTCACCGGAAGCGGCAGCAAGGTTCATGATACCCTCGACACCGTTCAGCATATCCTCGGTTTTCCATCCCGCCATAGCCATATAGTTCATGGCATCTGCGGCTTCCGAGGCACTGAATTTTGTCTGACTGCCCATCTCACGGGCTTTTGCACGGAGAGCCTCTAAGTCCTCGCCGGTCGCACCGGATACGGCAGAAACCTTGCTCATGGAAGCATCGAAATCAGCAGTCGTTTTGACCGCAGCAGTACCAAGTCCGAGGATAGGCACCGTCACATATTTTGTCAGGTTCGTACCGACTGTTGCAATTTTATCGCCTGCTTTTTCGAGAGATGCACCCGCTTCACCGAGTTTCACAAGTGCCGCCTGAGAATTCGCCGCTTCCTGCTGTAGATTTTGCAGTTCCTGTTCCGTTTCAACGATCTCACGCTGAAGGGAGTCATACTGCTCCGGGGAGATCGGATGCCCGAATTCCTCAGACACATCCTTTGCCTGCTGTTTCAGCCCGTTCAGTTCGTCAGTGGTCTGCTTGATCTCACTTTGCAGGGCATCGTACTTCTCCTGCGATATTTCACCCTTGGAAAGCTGCTCATCAGCGATCTTGCTCTGCTCTTTCAGTTCCTTGAGCTTGGTTTCCGTCTCACTGATTTTCTGCTTGATCGGGTCGTACTTTGCTTTCCAAGCATCGTAGTTGTCTTTGGTTTTAGCAGCCTGTTCGCTTGCTTTTTTCAGCGTTTCGAGTTTGTCACTGGTCGATGATACGGCATCGGCAAGCAACCGCTGTTTCTGCGCAAGAAGCTCCGTATTGGTCGGATCGAGTTTCAGCAGCTTTTCTACATCCTTGAGCTGCGTCTGCGTGTTTTTGATATTCTTCTCGACACCCTGCAGGGCTTTTTGCAGTTTGGTGGTATCACCGCCGATCTCAACGGTTATACCCTTGATTCTGCCTGACATGCGGATCACCTGCCTTTCAGTGGATATATATAAGCACCATCAGTGCTGTTATCGTTTTATCAGCCTAAATGTCTCTTTCAGGCTTTTGTGTTTCAGCTTCCTCGGCTCAAATCCGATTGCATCGTAAAAGATGTGCATGACAATGCCTGCACCGAGGATAGACAGCAGTGTTCCGATACCGACAGAGCCGCCGAGCAGCCAGCCAGTCAGAGTTACAGCCGACCACAGCAGCATCCCGATAATGCCGATTGGTATTTTCGGCAGCTTTTTCCCGATAACGATCATCAGACCGTCTTTCGGACCGCTGCCGAGTTCCGCTGACATATACACATAGATGCCGAGATCAATAATCAGAAAGCCGATTATCAGCAGAACGATTCCGAGCAGCGTACTATGGTTTTCGGGATACGGGGAAATGTCGATGAACAATTGCGTGAGTCGTCCGGTTATCAATGCATCGAGAATCATTGCAAAACCAATGCGTTCCTGGAACAGAAGCTGTATCAGAATTGCCGCGACAGATACCAGCACCATAGTGCTGCCGTAGTTCAGCGGTGTATACTGTGATATTCCCATGCAGAAGCAGTCCCACGGTGCCAGCCCTATATTCGCTGCAATGGTCAGATACACGCCGAAAGAGTATATAAACAGACCGAGCAACACCTGAAACAGTTTTTTCAGGAGTATCTTTATTTTGGACTCAAAATCGGTCGAATGCGGCCTGATCCGCTTTGATCGGGTAATCATAATCGTCATTATCCTTTTCAATGAACATTTCGTTGACCATCCCGATAGTGAGCAGATCAAGGTCGGAAAGACTCAGCCCGATCTGCACACATCGGAGAAGGAACAGCGGCGTTGTCATCTCGCGGTCAACTGGGCGAGATTTTTTTTTGACTCCGCCTGCGTCTCCAGATTCACGCCCCAGAGCTCAAAGAGCTGCGGCAGCACCTCGTAGATGGAGAAGGTGTTGAACTGCTCCAGCCACTCGTCGGGGCTGTCAGGAACGCCCTCCGGATTGGCGTGCTTTGCCATCGTCCAGGCGATATTCTCGAACACCTCAAGGCTCTCGATGCCGAGACCGGAATTCTCCTCATCGCTCTCGTCAACAGAATCCTTCAGCGCAGAGAAATCCTTGAAGATGTCCTTGCGGAACTTGGCACGGTAAAGGCGAGGCAGTGTTGCGCTCGCCTTAAAAGGAACCTCGATGCCGTCAACAGTAATTGTTTTTCTGATAGCCATATTATTTCCTCCGAATCAGTCAGTAGTAGTGGATGCGGCTGTGCTGCCGCCCTTAGTGGTACTTGTGGAACGTGTATTGGTGCTGTTGTTTGTAGTAGCCGCTGTCGGGATATAGACGGCACTGTACCAGTTGTTATAGGTGGTCTCGTCCGTGCTCTCACAGGTCTTGGACTTCACCATACCGCTCGGAAGCGCCGACGCCTTCAGCGACAGCGTCTCTGTCTTGACCTCTTTGCTCTCCTCAGTGGTCTGACCCTCAGTTGCAGGACGGGATGCAGAGCAGCAGTACAGCACATGACGGATGTGATTTTTGTCTCCGTCAAACTCAAAGAGCAGTGCAAACTGAGAGGTCTCTGCGTCATTGCGCTCCACAAGGACACCCTTGCTGTCGAGCTGTTCACCGAGGATATCGGTTGCGAAATCGGTGGTGATGAGAGCAATTTCGAGGTCGCCCTCATAGCCTGCGTTGTTGTTGATAACGTAATAAACGGTGTTGTCGGCGTAGAAGTTGTCGTTTTCGCCGTTTGCGTCAATGCTCAGCGAAACAGCACCGGGCAGACGCACAGGCGTTGCAAATGTCGGCACACCCTCGTCCGACCAAGCCGTGATCTTTGCCCAGTGAACCTTGTTCAGACCGAACTTGACCTTGTTTTTCTTCAGAGCCATATTCATACCTCCAATGTGTACAGGACCTCATAGAGCCGTTCGCTCTCGATCCATGTTTCGGATTTTGTATAATAAATGTTGTGCTGATGCAGCACTTCCTCCACACGCTCCTCCGTATCCGGAGATTTTTCATCGGTATAAAGCTCGATGTGCAGCCGCTTGAAGCTGACATACATCAGGTTATCCGCACCGAATGTATTTTCACCGGGAGACAGAAACAGCGTGAACGGAGGATCCGGGCTTTCACCCTCTGAGAAATGATGATACGCAAAGGGCAGCCCGATCTCCTGCATCATCTCGGAAATTTCCTCGTAGGTCACGATAACTCCTTTTTAATGAGCGTTTCGAGCATATCTGTGCCGTTTGCTTCAGCAGGAGCGATATGCGGGATAGCTGCTACACGTCCGCCGCCGCGCTTTGCATGACCGTGTTCAAGCAGATGTGCGATCTGATATCGGTCTTTGCTGTGGACGGTCATTTCCAGTGTGTGGCTGTTTTCCTTGGTTTTCTTAGCTGTCCAGCTTCGCTTGTAGCGGCCTGACTTCACAGGAGCGTTTGCAGAGATCTCATTTTTGACGGCGGTCGCTGTCTTTCTTACAGCTTTTTTCATAGCGGTATCTGCAAGATCAGCGTATTCCTCCAAGCCCTCCATGATCTCCGCAGCCATATCGTCAATAGATGTCATCCTTTGATCCCGCCCTTCGTGATTCGCAGATCAGCTTCATATAGTCCTGCGTCTGATAATTCGGCACAATGCCCTTGATGTCATAGTCAATACCTTCAAAGCGGATGCGGTATACGGTAGAAGCCATCTTTTTTGTCTGCGGAGTCTGACGGATAATGACCTCCAGCTTTTGTATCTCTCTGGTCACTCCGGTATTTGTTTCCTCAGCTGCACCGCCGACAGTATTTGATACAGTCACAGAAGCCCAGAGGGAGAACACCTCCTCCCACCTGGCTTTGTGATTTCCGATAGCATCTTTTTTGACATGGTTTTCGAGGACGGCGATTCGCTGATTCAGTTTCCCAATCTCCATCAGACCACGCCCTCTCTTTGTGCGAATAACAGCGCCCGCAAGGTAAGTGTCAGCGCATGATAGTCAGCAGTATTGCGGTTTTCATAGAGGTAAGAAACAGTATACAGCATAGCCTGCCGGGAGGTTTCCTCATTTTCCGCTAACTGCTTTTCATTCATGCGCCCCACATCCATCACGAGCCGCTGTGCCGTATCGATCAGAGTGAGGATGAGCTTGTCATCCTCACAGTGGTCAACGCGGAGGTAGTTTTTTGTTTCAGGCAGTGAGATCAGATTCACTTATCTGCCCTCCGTTCTTATCAGCCGTTGCCGCCGGTGTTACCGCCAGTTGTGCCGCCACCCGTGGTGTTGGACTTCGTACCCGCCATCTTCAGCACCTTCACAGACTCCGGCAGGATGAGACGACCGTCCACACGCTGGGTGGTAAGGAAGCCGACCTGATCGGTGCGGGCATACAGCTCGTTCAGACGGCGGAAGGTGCGGTTCTGACGGTCAGCCACCCAGTAATTCTTCATGTCACCGAAGAGGAGAACACGCTCACCCTTGGCGATACCGGGCATGAAGGAAGATGTGCGGATGGGGCGACCGAGGAGCGTGTCGGGCTTTGCGATATCAAGGGACGGCTTCCAGAGGTAGTTGTCGTTCTTGTCCTTCAGCTTCATGAGCTGAAGCAGGATGGTCTCATTGCAGACGAACTGTGCATTTCTGCGGTAGGGAGACTTGAGGCTGTAGTAGAGGTCGAACACCTCGTCAAAGGTGATCGCCGTCTGGGATGCCGCAGTAACACCAAGCTCTGCACCGCCTGTCTCATCGAGGATACCGAGAGGCTTTTTGTCGCCGTCACCGGTGAAAAACGCACGCTCCTCAGCATTGCCCATTGCAACACCGAAACGTGCAGCGATATAGCTTGCGAGGTCGAATGCGGAGTCGTGCAGAAGCTCGTTGCTGATCTTGATCATCGTACCGAGCTTGTATGCAGAGAGCGTGGTCTGACCGAATCTGGTGTCAGTCTCCGGGATCTCCTCGCCCTCGTCGATCCACTGTGCCTCCATCGTGTCGTTGGCGATAGGGATCTTGCGGGTACCGGAGTTGGTCTTGATGACCGTAGCCATCTGACGGAAGATGTTGTTCTCCTCCAGCGCCTGGATCAGTCTGCGCTCGAACTCATCCGGCACAGTGTAGCCGCCCTCGGTGTCCTCACCGACAGAGAGTGCGTTGCGGACTGCAAGCTGGTCACCCTTGTTGCGGATCATATCCCAGAATGCGCCCTTGTACTCGTCGGTTGCGGTCGGGTTAGTGGGCGGCGTGTTCTTTGCGCCGGGAGCGTTGGTGACGGGACGGGAGGTCGGTGCGGACAGTGCGGCATCGAGGGCTGCCTGCTGTTCCAGACGCTCGATCTCTGCGCCGAGAGCCTGCACCTCG